TTTTAAATTTCTCTCATAAATAATTATAAAATTTATATTTATTTTATTTAAATTTTGAAATAGAATTTTATATAATATTTATAAAAAAAGAGAGAAAAAATGAAAAATATAAAAATTTTAAATTTCTCTCATAAATAATTATAAAATTTATATTTATTTTATTTAAATTTTGAAATAGAATTTTATATAATATTTATAAAAAAAGAGAGAAAAAATGAAAAATATAAAAATTTTAAATTTCTTTATAAAAAAATAAAAATAATATTTCCTTATATAGAATTTCCTTATATAGAATTACCTTATATAGAATTTCCTAATATAGAATTACCTTATATAGAATTTCCTAATATAGAATTACATTATATAGAATTTCCTTCTTATTTTGGTTTCTTATCTTTTTTTAATTCTCTTGGTTTTCTTGTTTTTTTTTTCTCTTTTTCTTCTTCTTTTGTTATTAATTCTTTCAAAGTTTCCTTCATTTTTTTCTCTTCTTTCAAAAATTCTTCTTCTAATTTTTTAGATTTCTCTGTTAAATTTGTCCTTTCTATTGTTTCTAATGATTTATCAATTTCTTGAAATTCTGCATTTATATCTTTCGTTAAATCTATTTCTTTATTTAAATTTAAATAATCTGTTATATTACGCACTTTTTTATAAATAAAATATTTATTTAAAAATGATATCTTTTTCTCTTCATCACTCATATTTAATGCTTGCCCTATCCTATTGTTTAATAATTTATCTTTTTCCATATCCAATTTCATTAATTCATATAACTCCTCAAAATCGCCTACTGATTTCGGTATATCTAATTCCTTACATTCATTCATATTTAATAATACAAAACCATAATTTTCCATTAAATGATTTAAATAATTAAAATTAACTAAATATTCTCTAAATACTTTATTAATCGTTTCCTGATATACATCTATAGCATAACCAATACTTGTATCATCATCTTTAAATTCTTTATTCTCATATTTTTTATTTATTTCAAATATTTTTTTTGAATTCTTAAAAATAGTAATTGTTTTCTCTTTATTTAACATATTAAATACTTTCTCTCCATCATAACAACAACCTATAAAATAACCATTTATCATAGTATTTTCCGATATATTTTTCAAAAATTCATTTAATACATTTTTACTTTCAAACATATAATGTAACGCAAATTGTATAGAACTTACATTAAAACCATTTTTACCAATTCCATAATTTTTATATACAGCCTTACCTAATGAAATTTCATTTTTAACACCCTCTCCTAATATTGCTTTTACTATTAATTTATTTTTTTCATTCGTAAAAGCCTCCCCCGATTTTATATTTAAACTCGTATTACCATATACAAATATTGCTTTCGGAATATTCTTATATTTTGCCGCATTATTTAAATATCTAGCACAAGCTCCATCTAAACGATTTTCTATATTATCTTTACTTAAATCTATTCCTAAAACAAATTCTAATTTGGCATTTATCCATTTTGATAAATCTCCTGCTTTACCACACGCATAATCTATTAATATATTACCAGGATTAGATGTTTTATTTATTAATATGTTTTTAACATACAAATTATGAAAATCTCTTAAACTTTTTGTTTCAGATATATTATTTTCTGTTTTATTATAATATATATCTTCATTTTCATATAATTTTATTCCTCTACCTGTTGTTATTATATGTTCTGTTATTGGATTATGAATAGATTGCCAATTTGAATTTGCTACATTATAAACATTTCCAAAATTCTTAATACCACTCCTTAATTCACTTGTTTTATCATATCTTACTCTTAATGGAACCCATCTCCAAAATTTCTCTTTATTTAATTCATATTTAAATTCTATTATTGTATTATCTTCTATTTCTTCTCCCTCTTCTGTAAATATTTTTAAATTATTTAAATCATCTTTTATACCTGATATATAACATATACCGGCATCTTCATCATATGGATTAGTTGGATAAAATCTTGCTGGTTTATAATCATCTTTTTTATCATTCTCTTTATTATAATTAATATTATTATTTATTAAATCATTAAATGGATTAATATAACCATGTCTTTTTTCACTAAAACCAACATATAAAATTAATGTATAATAACTTAAAATAACTTCATTCGATTGTAAATTTATTCCATCAGAATAAATATAATTTATTTCATTTGCTCCAAATTCATTTTTTTTTATTTTTATTAAGAAATCTATTGTATTAAATTCTGGTGGTTTCCATTTAAAACATTCATTCCATGTAACTTTATAATTGGGAGCATCTTTACCTATTGTATTTGATGCTACTCCGGTATTAGCTGGTGTTAATATAATACCATCTGTATTATATTCATATAATCCTTCTTTTATATTATTTAAAATAGTTTTACAAGAATTAAATATATTATCAGCATAGAATTTTTTTATTCTTATATTAAATGAAGTGTTTTTTCCGGTAACTGATATTAATTTCAGATTTTTTATAATATTATTTAACATCGCTAATCTATTATATATATCTTTAGATGTTGATGCATCTTTTAAACTATCTTTTAAAGTATCTTGTTCTTTTATTAATGTTTTTGCCCTTAAACTTTTATCATTTGAAAAATCATCATCATCATCATCATCATCATCATCATTATTTACTGTAAATTTTGTTATTTTTGTTATTTTTGTATTATTTATATCTGAATTTTCCATATTTGAATTATTTATAACTTTTGCAAATGCATATGAAGTAACATTTTTTGCATTTACATAATAAATATCAAAAGAAGCATATAAATTTATATAATTTCCTTTTTTATCATATAAAACATGCTCTCCATCTAATATAGAATTAAAGAATAATTTATTATCAGTATAACAACCAGTAAATTCTACATTCATAGACATAGGTATTAAATATATATAACCATCATTATTAATAAATAATAATTTTCTAATACCATCTGCTTTATCTGTAACTGTATAATTATTTCTTATATTAGGAACAGATCTATTAGTATCATTAATCTCATTTATAGGAAGTAAATTAATCATTTGTATAGTAACCGAAGAAGGACCAATAAAATCATTATTTAAAATTCTATAATCAGGTTTTAATTCTTTCATATTTTTAATCAATTTAATATAATTATAAATTACTTCTTTTTGTTTTGGTATAGTTATTGGAAAACTTGTTTGTTGAATTCCAATTAATACATATTTAATTGTTTTTTTCAATAAATTATATATTTCATTACCATCACTATATTTATCTATTATTAATTCATTATTAAATTCTATTTCTATTTCATAATTTTCTAATGAATTAAATACTTCAGAATCTTTTATATTAAATTGTGGTATTAATTTTCTATAATTTGTTTTAGAAGTTTTTACAATCGAACAATGTATTGAAAAAGGATAATCTGGATGTGTATATTCAAATCTTTTAATATATCTAAATATTTTTTTTGTTGTATTCCATTTATCTATTATATTTTTAATCTTTTCATCATTTATTTTATATTTTTTTTCTATTTGAAAAGATGCTTTAAAATCAAAATCATCAATATATATTAATGATTTATTATTTTTATCTATATTTGTATTATCTATATTTGTATTATTGACATTTGTATTATCATCATTAGTATTAATTTCATTCTTTAAATATGTTTTTTGAACGAAATTTAAATTTTTTATATCTATACCAGATATATTATTATATTTACAATAATATTGAATATTTGGTAATTCTGTAATTTCTGTTCTAATATTAGAATATTCATTATTTAATATAATTTTCAAACTATATTTTTCATTATTTAATTTAAAATTATTATTTAATAAACTTTTAATTATATTATAAAATATAATTTTTGATATATGTCTTGACTCAAAACGAATTTCTAATTCCGGTTCTGAATATTCTGTTATATTTAATAAACTTTGTAAATATTGATTTAATAAATTTTTTAAATTTTTTGTATTATTATTATCTTCTGCATTTTCTAATATTTTTGATTTTACATTTAATTTTTTATTTATTTTATTTTTTTTTATTTTATCTTTATCTATTTTATCTTCATCTATTTTATCTTCTTCATCTATTTTATCTTCTTCATCTATTTCACTTTCATCTGTATCTTTTTTTTTTATTTGTTGTATTGTATTTTCTTCTTTTTCTTCTAATTTTTTTTGTTTTTTTAATTTATTTTGTTGTTTTAATAATTTTTCTTCTTGTTTTTTTAATTTATTTTGTTCTTTTTCTAATTTTAATTTATCTTTTTCTTTTTTTAATTTTTTTTGTTTTTGTTCTTTTTCTTGTTCTTGTTCTTGTATTTGTGATTCTTTTTCTAATTCTTCATTTTCTTGTATTTGTGATTCTTTTTCTAATTCTTTATTTTCTTGTATTTGTGATACTTTTTCTAATTCTTCATTTTCTTGTATTTGTGATTTTTGATTTTCTTGTATCGATTTTTCTACAATATTAGTATTAATTAATAATTTATCCATATTTTCTAATAAATTTTTTTTATTAAGTTTTGAATTAGAGGTATTTAATTTTTTAGATGACATTTTAATATATATAATTAATTATTATTTATTATATTATAATAAATAATAAATATCAATTTTATATAAAATTTATATTTATATTTATATTTATATTTATATTTATATTTATATTTATATTTATATTTATATTTATATTTATATAAAATTTATATTTATATAAAATTTATATTTATATTTATATAAAATTTATATTTATATTTATATAAAATTTATATTTATGATAATATTTTCAAAATTTCATTATATAATAATTGTTTATTTTTTTTTGAATAATCTATATTTAATTTAATACAAATATCTATTAAATCTTTCACTTTATAAAAAGAAATGGATTTTAAAGGTTTATCTATTTGTTCTATAAAATAATAGTTATTAATAATATTATTTAAAGATATATTATCAATAATTAAAGTTTCATTATTTTCATTATAATCGTTGTTATTATAAATATCTAAACTAAAATTATTACTAATATTTGAATTATTATTATAAATTAATTTAATTATTTTATAATTATTTATATTTATTTCTTTATCTTCTATATTATCAAATGAAAAATGTGTATATGTATTATTATCTTTAAAAATAAAAATATTTAAAGAATATAACATACATAAACATTTAAAACTATATAAAGTAATAGTTTTATTATTTAATAGTTCATCTTCTACATAATTCCTTTTCATTTTATATTTTTTAAATAAATTTGAATTTTCTCTTATTTTATTTATTAATAATATTTTAAAATCTTTTTCAATTACAAAATTATTAATATCTAATAAATTTTCATCTGAATAATCATTTACTAATTTATAAAAACACCAAAAAAATTTATCACAAAATTTATTTTTTAATTTCATTTTTATATTTTCTTTTTCATTATATTTACTTTTAAATTTATTATAATTTATATATATTTGACTATTAGGAATATTTATTTTACAAAATTTAATTTCATTATTTTTATTATTTTCATTAATTTCATTATTTTTATTATTTTCATTAATTTCATTATTTTGATTATTTTGATTATTTTGATTATTTTGATTATTTTGATTATTTTGATTATTTTGATTATTTTGATTATAAATATTATGAATCATATATTTATTTAATAATATTAAATCATCGTTGTTAATATCATTATTAATATTATAATGAAACATTTATATTATTATCATTTATATTTAATATTTTATCTTTAATATTTTTAAAATATATATTTTCAATATTTTCTTTTTTAACTTCATCTAATGAAATAATAAGTTCTTGATTTTTAACAAAATCGATATAATTTTGTATTTCATTAATAATATCAGAAGGAATATTAGTTAGATTAATAAATATTCCATTTTTATTTTCTGTTAATTTAATATTATTTTTTTTAAAAATTTTACCGATTTCAATGTGATGATTAATATTCATAGCTTCTATATTTTTTCTCATATTATCTAAATTTTTATAATTTTCATTATCCATATTATAATATAGTATATATGTCTTTTTTTTAAGTATATTTATAATATATTTGTGAAATATAATATATTTTTCATTTTTTCGAAATTAATATTTATTATAAAATAGATTTAAAAATAAAATAAAAATTATAATATATTTTATTTTAAAATCTATTATTTTATTAAATAATATGTTAATATCATTTGACCTATTGCTGTGTAACACCATATTGCCGGTTGTTCATGTATATTATTTGTTAATATAAATCCCAAATAGGGTCCTGTTAATAACATTGCTAAAAATGGTTTTATTTGAAACAATGTTAAAACAGGTATTACCCACATAAAAAAATGCAAACCAATACTTGGTGTGAACCAATATTTTCCAGCAGCTCGTAATCTTATATTCCAAGCAATATGTCTATTTCCTGAAAAAGCACAAGTATTTTTACCACATAAAGGCTCATTTTTACTGTCACAAAGTTCTTCATCTTTAACAAATAATAAACGACTTACTAATAATAAACCAGCAAAAAATGACATATACAAAAATACAAAATTAGGTTTATTTGTGAATGCAAATAACCATATATTAAAAAATAAAGGTTGAAAACATATATGAATATATCCAATATTTGTTAAAAATTTATTATAATTATTATTACATTGATTTATTACTTTATATTGAAAATATTGTAATATTTCCATAAGTGCAAAATATCCTATCCCAATAGAAGCATATATATTTTTATTATAAAAATATATACTAGATAAAATTCCAGTAATTCCAATAGCTAATGAAATGTTTTGAGAAAAACACATATATATATATATAAAAATATAAATAGGTTATATTATATTTTTTCATTTTTTCTCTCTTTTTCGAAATTAATATTTATTATAAAATAGATTTAAAAATAAAATAAAAATTATAATATATTTTATTTTTATTGAGAGAGAAATTTAAAAATAAAAAAATTATAAATAAATATATTTTTCATTTTTCTCTCTTTTTCGAAATTAATATTTATTATAAAATAGATTTAAAAATAAAATAAAAATTATAATATATTTTATTTTTATTGAGAGAGAAATTTAAAAATAAAAAAATTATAAATAAATATATTTTTCATTTTTCTCTCTTTTTCGAAATTA